CCATCGCCAGCCAAGGCCGATTAAGGCCTCGACATGGTGCGCAACCAAGGTATCCGTATCCATCACCAGCCCCCCTTGTCCCAGCCGCAATAGGTGGATTTGCTGTTCACGCAGTTCTTCATCCGTTGATCTTGAATGCTGTAGATCTGCTGCTGAAGGCTGTTGATCTGCTGCTGCTGGGATTGGCCCCATGGCTGCCCATAAGGCGTCACAGGCTGGCCGTATCCGCTAGTTGGCGGATAGGCCCCGGCAGGAGCCGGAAGAAAGGCGGCCAGTACGGCCGCCATGGTGCAAAGGTGCTGCGTCATTGCGTGTCTGGTTTGTGACGCTCTAAAGCGTTCTCAAGTAGGTGTGCAACTAGATTAGACATACTCCGGCCCTGTTGAGTAGATAGGCGCATAACGCGATCAAATACAGCAGGCGGCAGCACAACGGTCAGCCGCGGGTTTGCTCTGGTGTGCATGTTGAGAATGCAAGGTGCAACAGGGAGCCCAATGAGGCCCCTAGAGAAGCCCCGAAGGGCCTCCGTAGGAGCGTCAGGCAAGCGCTTCAATCTCAGCCTGCATTACATCCCGCTCGATTAATCGCAAGGCGCCAGCAGTCCAGCGCCGCTCGACTGGGTGGCCGGCTACGTCATGCAGTTCTTGCACCCAGTAGTCGGCGTGATCCGTTGCGCCTAGGGCATCAAGCGTGCGGATCCCGGCCCGTATGTCAGCCATCAGCTGAGCGCTAGGAGCGGTTTCGACCGGCCAAAGTCGCACTGGCGTTGCGGTTGGGATAGCGGTGAGTTTCGGCATGATTCAGCAGTTACAAAGTGTGCGGCGTGGTTGATCAGCGGATTGATGCGGTAGCGGTGAAAAGTGCACGGCCGGTGATCCGCGATTCGTGGCAGGTGATAGTGCCGATGAGGCCTTCGCGCTGCAGTTCTTGCGCAGCCTGCAGCAGGTCACCAACGCGGGAGAACATGCCCGAGAACCCGGCCTCTCCCTTCTCAGCCAGGCAGGCCAACACGTAGGACTGAGAAGGGCTGTGGTTGCAGCGGCGGGTTGATTCGGCCAGCAGGTGACGGGCTGTGATGCTGGCGTCAGTGGTTGCGGTGTTCATTGATCTGTGGTTGCAAGGTTTACGTCAGGAGCCGGGAGAGGCTCCTAGGGAGGCCGCCAGGGCCTCTGAAGGAGCTTCAGGAGATTGCCTGCGCTCAGCTATTGAGCGCAGGCAACAGAAGGGCAGCATTCACCCGTAGAAAGGATCGGCAGGTTGCAGGCGAACGGCAAAGTTCACGTCCCGAAGCCTGGCCACGTAGCAGCCGAGCCGCTCACTCCAGGTGGGCTCAGTGTTGGGCCACAGAAGCTCCCGGATATGGCTGGTGGGATGCGAGCTCCAACCCTGGCCCATCTCATCGTTTGCACGTTGAAGCTCGGGGTCCTCAAGCTTCGCCAGGTAATCCACAGAGTCTGGGTTGATCGGCTCAGCCCACCAGCCCACAACCCAATCCAGGAAGCCGGTCTCGGCCACGTTGTCAACACGGAACACCTGAAACGGGCCGTAGTTACCCCGGACGTCACCACCTAGGTGGGTTTCAACAACAATGAACACGTCATTGCAGTAGAGCCACTCACTGCGATCAACAGGAGCAAACACACTAAACACAAAGTTTTCAGAGAAGTCATTCTCAGAGTTGTAGGTATTGTCTCTGGTGACGTGCTCGTATTGCTGGTGGGTCAGTCGGGCAAACCAGCGGCAAAGCGCATCTTCCTGTTCAGTGGCCCACCCGTCAGCTGCTAGGTGCTCTGGAAGCTGCAGGGGCTGGCCTAGGGATTGCTCCAGGTGTTGCGCGGTGTCAAGGGTTGGGCAATCCCAGAAGCGCGGATCAGCGGCAGCAATGGCAGTCATGGTCTCAAATGCAAGGTTTCACGTTGGGAGCCGTAGAGGCTCCTAGAGAGGCCATGTGGCCTCAGTAGGAGCTTCAGGCCCGATCAGCCATCAGGTCAGCGCAGCTGAGCGCATAACGAGCCAGGGCGTTGCCCTTAGATGAATGACCCCAGTTCTGCCTGGTGAAGATCGCCAGCGAGTCGCGCTTCTCATCAGGGGTGAACAGAGCCCAGATTTCATCGGCCTTGGCTGCCATGCCCTCAGTGATCGATCCAGCCACCACGGCTGCGTCAACCAGTTGATCCCATGTCTCTTGTGTGGTGTTCATCGCTCAGGTTGCAAGGTCTCATCACGAGGCAACAGCGCCTCATCCCTCAATGAGATCACACCACTTGCCTCCTGTCAACCATGCACACCCCTCAACCTCTCCATAGGTGCCGAGCGCCGCGGATGGCCGTCCCGGAGGCGGCCGCCCTAGCGGCCGGCCTCAGGCCAGGAGCAAGCGAGCTCACCTCCTTCATTCCCTCCCTTCCCTCTCCCCTTGGTTGCATTTCCACCGGATCGCTCAATCTCACCCGCTCACACCACGCACCAGCTCTCTCTCGCCTCACCTCAAACCACACACCAAACCATTGAGTAACTCCTAAGTAACTCTTGAGTCACTCCTAAGTAAGACAGCTTTGCTGTCATTAACAACAGCAAATCACTCTCCTCTCAAACTCATCTCATCCCCATAGGTGAGCTCGCTCGCTTCGGGCCTGATCGTGCGCTACTCGCGCACTCTCCAAGACGGCCCTCTCGCTCACTCGGCACCTCCCTATTCACCTCCCCCTCACCTCCTCTTTCACCTCCACTCCCCCTCTCCGGGTCGGGCGGGCGAGTGAAGGATCTGTGCACCCATCTGTGCACTTGAGAGTGCACCTATCCCCCTCCCAATCCTTTGGTTGCAAACCCAACGGACTGGTGATCCTCTGAGAACCCTGTGCGCCACTGGCTGGTTGCAAGTGCTCCCAGGTGTTCAACAGCGCACCCCCTAGGGGGGAAGCACGTGAGTGCGTGGATGCGTTCAGGGATTAGGAACGGGAGTCGGGGTTGGGGACGAAGAAGTGGACACACCTCGGACCCCCCCTCCCCCTTTTTGCTCCGGGGGAGCCCCTCTTTGAGTAGCAGGATACCAGGGTGGTCAAGCTTAAATGTGACGGATGAGAAATTGACCCCCAACAGATGAGTAGAGTCAATGGTTGAGCGGTGTTAATGTGATGGGCAAATGCGGGTGGAGCTGGGATGAGGTGGGGAGGAGTTGAGCAGATGAGCATGAGTAAGGCGATGTATGAGCTGAACAAGGCCGTACCGGAGATGAACTTGAGTGAGGTTGATGCGTGTTTGCATTGGATGAACACGGAGATGGATGGGGACTGGAAGGGGGCGCAGAGGAAGTTATGGGGGAGGTTGAAGAGGAGGCAGGAGGAGTTGCTGGGGAAGGGGATAGGGAGTGGGCTTGTGAGACAGGGGAAGGTGAAGGTGATGACACCGGAGGAGGCGAAGCTTCTGGATGAGGTGAGGAAGCTGAGGGCGGAGCTGAGGAGGCGGGGTGGTTGAACTGGACAGAGATCTTGAGGAGAGGAGGGGTTCCTGAGGCGCCTGGGTACCAGGAGCTGTTGGCGCAGATCAGGGAGGAAAAGGCGTGTCAAGCTGTTGACACCGTTCCACAGAAGAAGAAGAGGCGTAAGAAGAAGTGACGCAAGCCCTACCCCTACCCCAGTTCATCACGTTGTTAATGCGTGAGTTGAACATGGCAGATGCACCGACGCCGGTACAGCTGCAGATCAGTGACTACCTGGAGAATGGGCCGAAGAGGCGGGTGATCGCAGCGTTCCGTGGATGTGGCAAGAGCACCTTGAGTGCCATGTACTTGTTGTGGAAGCTGTATCACGATCCTGATGAGAAGTGCTTGGTGATCAGTGCATCGATGGCCAGGTCAGAGGCCATGACGGCCTGGCTGTTGCAGACCATTGGGCGGGTGCCCTGGTTGAAGCACATGCAGCCCGACAGTCATGACGGGCGGTACAGCCGGATCAACTTTGACGTTGGCACCTGCAAGAACATCGAGCAGAGCCCGAGTGTCCGCGCTGCGGGAATCACGGGGCAGATCACCGGCTCCCGTGCCAGCACGATCCTTGTTGACGACTGCGAAACACCGCAGACCTGCTTGACGCAGGTGCAACGGGAGAAGCTGAGGAACTCGTTGAACGAGCTGGAGGCGATCCTCAAGCCAGGGGAGGGGCCAGAGATCGTCTACCTGGGTACACCCCATAGCTCAACGGACAGCATCTACTTCGCGTTGCAGCGTGACCTGAACTACGACATGCGGATGTGGCCAGCTCGGGTGCCAGCTGACCCCACCCCATACCGCGGTGCGTTGGCTCCCCTGATCCAGAAAAGGGTGGGCATCTCCGATGGCAGGCCTACAGACACTCGTTTCTCGGAGGATGAGCTGCTGCAACGGGAGCTGAGCATGAGCCCCATGCAGTGGAAGCTGCAGTTCCTGCTGGATGCCACCCTCAGTGACATTGAGCGCTACCCGCTGCGTTGCGCTGACCTGATGGTGATGACCATCGATGGCCACTTGCCAGAGGTGCTCACCCACGAGAAGGCGAAGTACCTGGCGTTGGATGACCTGCCCTGCGTTGGCATGGCCCATGACCCGAGGTTCTACCGCCCAGCCCAAGTAGAAGGCACAGTGCCTGTTGGGGAGGTCCCCACCGTCATGGCCCTGGACCCCAGTGGTGGGGGCAGTGACGAGTTCGCCTGGGCAATCGTCAAGGCATGGGCTGGCAACTACTACCTGATGGAATCCGGTGGACGCCTGGGGGGCGTTGGCGAGAGCTTGTGGGAGAAGATCGCCTCCCTGGCCAAACAGCACCGGGT